ACCCTCGAACCCAATCCCGCCGCCTTCCTCCGCGATTACTGTCGGGCGCACCACACACAGGAGTAAGGTCATGGCCGGTCGACGCACCAAGCTGACCCCCGAGCTGCAGAAGACGCTCTGCATGGTCCTGGGGGCCGGCAACTACATCGAGACAGCCTGTGCCCATGTGGGCTTGGGGTTGTCCACCTTCTACCGCTGGATGGAGCGGGGAGAAAAAGCCAACACGGGGATCTACAAGGAATTTTGGGAGGCAGTACAAAAGGCAAGGGCCTCAGCCATCGTCCGCAATGTCGCGCTGATCCAGCAAGCAGCCCAGGAGAACTGGCAGGCCGCCGCCTGGTGGCTCGAACGGAGCCAGCCCGATAAGTGGGGCCGCAGGGTGTCTCAGGTCGAGATGTCCGGTCCCAATGGACAGCCTATCGCCGTGCAGGTATCCGAGGAGGACCGCGAAGAACTCAAGGCCCGCATCGTCAAGTATGGGGCCGATGCCGCAGCCCCCAGGGAAGATGATACAGACGACGCCGACGCAGTGGGCTGAGTGGGCCGAGCGGGGTGATTACACCACCATGGCCGAGGCCGGACGGTTGGATATGTATGCTTTTGCGTTCAATATCCTGGGGTATGACCGCCTGCAAGAGTCTATCCATCGACCCTGGTGCGAGTGGGCCACTGATTTCAGTAACCTCCGCAAGCTCCGCATGGAACCCCGCGAGACCTACAAGACCACCATCTTCACCATCACGCTGACCCTCTGGCTGCTCATCCAGGAGGACCTTGTGCTGCGGGGTCTGGCAGGGAAGAACCTGCGTATCCTGGTAGCCAATGCGGTGTCGACGCGCGCCTACGACTTCGCCCGCGAGATCGACGGTCACTTCCGCACGAACCCTATCTTCCAGGCGTGCTACGGCAACCTGCACGACAGGAGCAACTGGTCGGGGTCGCAGAAGACCATCCGCACCCGCACCATCAACCGCAAGGAGCCGTCCATCCAGATCACCGGGAAGGGGAGCCAGCTCACCTCGGCCCACTACGATGTGATCCTGCTGGACGATCTGGTGAACGAGCGCGACCGCGATAGCTCGCTGGAGCGTGGCAAGACCCGCCAGTGGATACGCGATGCGATGTCGCTGGTGCACCCGGACGGCCTGGTGTTCATGCTCGGGACGCGCTGGCACTACGAGGATGCCTACTACTGGATCATGGAGGAGCTGAACAAGGAACTGGTCGGCATGGGCGAGAGCCCTTACCAGGTGGTCAGCGAGGGGTGTTACCTGGAGGATGGCATCACGCCGCGGTTCCCGACCATCCTGTCGGAGGGGGCCCTGGCACGGCTCCGCGTCGAGAAGGGGTCGTACGGCTTCTCCTCCCAGTATCTCAACCTACCCATGCCCCCGGAGGCCCAGTTGTTCCGCGAAGCAGAGCTCGCGTTCTACGACGTCGAGGAACTGCCGTCCCTCGACCAACTCGATATCTACGGCTACTGCGACCCGGCCCTGGCGCGGACGGAGACAGCGTGCTTCTCAGCCATCATCACGTTGGGTCACTCCCGCGAGACCCACGAGCTGTTCCTGCTGGGTGCCGACCTGAAGCGTCGCTCTGTCGAGGATCTGGACGACGATATCATCGGTCACTTCCGCCAATACCCCTACCGCCGCTTCGGGTATGAGAACAACGGCTTTCAGGACGCTACCCGGAAGGCGTTAGAGAAGAAGCTTTTGAGGGAGATCGGCCCGTTCAGTGTCACACCGGTCACTAACACAGGCGATAAGGTCCAGCGGGTGAGGGCAGAGGAGGCCACCATCAAAGCCATCCGTTACCGGAGGGACTGGCGCCAGGCCTACCCCGAGTTCATGCGTGAGCTGACGCAGTTCCCCAATGCCGACTTCGACGACGGCCCGGATGCGCTGGAGGGATGTCTGCGCATCATCAAACGACGCACGGGCCGGGGCGACCGACGCCTCGTCGATGCCAACACCCGCGATGCACAATATCAGGGCATCGGAGCCACCGTCCTGAGAGAGAAGTGGTAACCGACACCAGCCCTCCTCCCGCCGTCGTGATCCTATCCACATGGCTCTGAACGAGTATAGCCGCAAATAACACACAGGTGCGCGCAGATATATCCTTCCTCAAGCGGCAAGGGCTCCCATATGAATCTCAGAAAACCCTCCTGGCTGCCCCGCTTACGTCGTCGACCCGATGTCGAGCTGGCCCAGCGGTCCAACCGACGCAGCCTGACCCAGGAGATAGGCACGGGCGGTGTCGGATTCTTTCGGGGCCTCATCCAGTCGGACGAGTTCAACGACAAGCTGACGGGCCTGGAAGGGGTGAAGAAGTATGACGAGATGCGGCGCACTGATGCACAGGTGGCCGCCCTCCTCAACACCGTCACGCTGCCCGTGCGGGCCGCATCCTGGGACATCGAGCGTTCCGAGAAGGCGGGCGAGGCCGAAAAGATCACCGACGATCACCTTGAGTTCGCCAAGTATAACCTGTTCACTCGCATCAATTTCTCCGACTTTCTCGACCACGTCACCTCTTGTCTATGGGCGGGGTATTCCTGGGCTGAGAAGGTTTACATGCTGGAGGGCGATAGGCTGGTCCTTCGGCGTATCTCACCGCGTCTGGCCACCACCCTCAACAAATGGCTCACCGATGAGAGCGGCACCCTGACGGGCATCGAGCAGGCCGCCTACAAGGACGGACGGATACAATACACCGAGATACCCCGCGAAAAAATCGCCTTGTTTACCTTCCAGCAAGAAGCCAATAATCATGAAGGCATGAGCATCCTCCGGGCGGTCTACAAGCACTGGTACATCAAAGACACGCTCTATAAGATCGACGCCATCCGGCACGAGCGGTTCGCAATCGGCATCCCCCATATCACCTTACCCGAGGACTACGACGACGATCTGTTCGAGATGGCCCAGTCCATCGGTAAGAACTGGAAGGGGGCGGAGCAGTCCTACGTGGTCGGCCCGACAGGGATGGAGATCGATATTATCCAGACCAAGGGAGGGGAGTCGCTCGATCTGATCCCGACGATCAAACACCACAATGAGGAGATCGCCAAGGTCGGACTGGTGCAGTTTATCAATTTCGGCCAGACAGAGACCGGCTCACGCGCTCTAGGGGAGGTGTCCACCGAATTCTTCTACGATGCAGAGGAGGCGTGGGCCGACCAACTCTGTCGGGCCATCGAGCGCGAGGTGTTATGGCCGCTCATGGACCTCAACTTTGCGGGTGAGATCCGTCCCGCCGTCACCTACAAAGACCTGGGCGCGGTGTCGCTGAGCGAGATGTGTAACACCCTGAAGGATGTCGGGGAATGCTACCTGCCGCCCGCGCGGGATATCGAGGTGGCCCTGCGTGACCGTATCGGCTTACCGCCGCCAGAAGAAGAGGGCGAGGAGGAGGACGACACACCGACCCCCAAGCAGGCCAGAGACGCGGAGGATGGGAGCGAGGAGACCGAGGACGAGGAACAGGCCACACGGCATCACCACTTCACCCAACCATCCGAGATGGATGCGGGAGAGGAGGGGGCGTTCTGGCGCGAGCTGCGACCCGTCGAGCGGCATGTGGCCCTGCGCCAGATCAGTGGCCTGTTGGAGGATAGTCGGGATCGTCTCATGCGCGTGCTGCTGGCGGGGCGTAACACCTGGGCGCAGACGCTGGCCGAGCAGGTAGCCGACCGCTTCAAGGAAGGCCCCCAAGCAATCCTGGGCATAACCCTCCCGGCGCGCGAAGTGACGGGCACCTACGAGCGCATCCTTCCGGTGCTCGATCACGTCTTCGATGAAGGCGACCGTCATGTGCGACAGGAGATGGAGTCGCAAGCAACTGAGCAGCGTCAGGCGGCCGCCGAAACCATGACGCGCACGCAGCTCATCGACGGAGACCAGGTAGACGAGCTAATCGAGGCGCGAGCGCAGATACTCACGACTCGTCTGTCGCGTAAGACCGAGGAAGCGGCCCGTCTGATCTCCCTGGATATGTACCGGACCCGCACGGCTGACGATTTCACACCTGCGATGATCAGCCAGCTTATCGGGGAGATCTTCGATGCGACCGAGGCTGAGACGAAGATGACGGCGGTGGGGTCGGTCAGCGAGGCCCTCAACCTGGGACGTAATCAGGCCGCTCAGGATCTGAAGAGCCTGATCCGCACGGCCCAGTATAGCGCCATCCTGGATGAGAAGACCTGTCCATCGTGCAACTCGGCTGATGGATTCGAGACACCCATCGAGGGCCAGGACTACTTCGATTCCATGCCACCGCTGCGGTCCAATCGCTTCGGAGCGTGCTATGGGCTGTTCCGATGCCGCTGCATCTGGACGTATATCCTGAAGGAAGAGTGGCCGCTTCGATAGATGGGGGGAAGAAGAGGGAATCTAATCGCGGGACAGGCCGTGGCGTGGTCGAATCTCCATAATCTGAGCTTGATGCTACGGATCTGGGTCTTCATATTAGGATCGGAAAGGGGGATTCTCGTTAATATGCCAGCGGGGAAGA